TGATGGCAAAAGTTGTGCAGGTCAATTACTTGGATTTTTCTATGCTCTCCAGTCTGCCGATTGGATTCCGCAAAAACGCAGAGGAAACCAAACAAAAAATTATGGCAAGTTTGGGGAGCATTTCAAACCAATGATTTTGATATATCGTGCGGTGCATTCGGGTATGGTTTCAATGGGCGAAGTCAACAAAGGTGAAGTCACACTGGTTGATTTGGTTGAAATGAACCATTACCTTGATGCACTGGATGATATTAATTATTTTTCAATGGAAGAAGACAAAAACAGGTGGCATAAAAGATGAATGTTCGTGAATTAGTCACCATAGTAAAATTCAAAACGGATTCAGCTTCGATGAAATCTGCTGAAAATGCGGTGAACCGCATCAAAACTATCATGCAGAGGACAAAACCGCTGAACCTGAAAGTCAATACTGGGAACGCACAGAAATCGGTCAATGCACTGACCAACAAACTGACCCAGTTGCAACAGAATAAGCGTGTCAGAATCAATGTGGACACATCCCAAGTGGACAAGGCAACACAGGCACTGAATAAGCTGTCACAGGCACAGACAAGGGCATCACAGGCACACTTTAAAGGCAAAGCACAAGGACTGGCACAGGGAAAGAACACTGCACAGGCGGGTGGCATGGGCATTGTCGGTGGATTAAAAGGTGCATTCATGGCACTGGGCGGTTTGGCGATTGTCAGCGAAATCAAACAGACTGCCGATGCAATGATGTCGCTTTCTTCCCGCATTAAACTTGTCACAAAGGATGAAGCAGAAAGACTGCGTGTGGAATCGACATTGTATGCGATGGCAAACCGAAATCGTGCTTCACTGGAAGATTTGGGTGATCTGTATTACAAAACCGCATCTTCCGCAAAGCAATTCGGTGCAAGTCAGGAAGATGTGCTTCGGTTGACCGACATTGTGTCCAAATCCCTGATTGTTGGTGGTGCTGACACCGCACAACAAAAATCCACAATCCTTCAGTTGTCACAGGCATTGTCCAGTGGTGTCCTGCAAGGCGATGAATTGCGTTCCTTGCGTGAAAATGCACCAAGATTGATGCAAGAAATCGCAAAGAACATGGGCACTACAATGGCAGGATTGAAAGAGATGGGTGCAAAGGGTGAACTGACCACACAGAGATTGATGCAAGCGATCCTGCAAAGTGGTGGTGCGATTGAAGGCGAATTTGCACGGATGACACCGACCATCGGACAAGCAATCACTGTGATTGGAAACAAATGGTCAAAATTCATCTTGGACATCCAAAACAACACTGGTGTGTTCGGTCAGATTGCAGGGTTCATTTTGGATGCAATTGAAATGATTGGTCAAGGGTTTGACTGGGCAAAAGAGGAGTTCAAAACCATCGAACCTGAATTCAATGAGTTCATGGGCAATTTAAAAAGCCTGTGGACGGAACTGCAACCATTGTTGACCAATTTAGGTTTGATTTTCAAAAATTGGATTGTTCCCGCCATGCGGATATTCGGAAAAGTTTCTTTGTCCGTTTTAAGCATGGTAGCGGATTTGTTGAAACCGATTGCTGATCTGCTTGGAAGAATCGCAGGATTGATTGCAGATGCTTCCAATGGGTTCAGCGGGTTAATATCCAAAGCGGAAAGTGGTGCAATTGAAAGATACAAATCCATCACATCCAATCAAACCAATAATGTCACAGTGAATTCTGTTGATGAAGCGGTTGATTATGTCAATGGTGCTGAACCGCCAGTGGCATATGATGCCGATTGAAGGAGGTTACCATGCTGACATATAGCACAATAGTTCCTGCAACCATCGGTGATTTGCAGGTCGATTGCGTGGTTGACCATGTAACCACCTTTGCTTCACAGGTGACGGAACATCCGATTGAAAACGGATTTGTAATCGCTGACCACGTTGCACGACAAGCAATGACACTTTCGGTCACTGTGATTATCACCCCGACCCCAGTTTCCTATTTTCGGCAGTTGGGTTCAAACCCTGACAGACTGGGTGAAGCAATTGCATATTTTGAACAACTGTGGATGAAGGGTGAACCCATTACAGTGACGATTCCTTCGGGGATATATCAGGACATGGTCATGACATCCTGTCCGATTCCGAGAAACGTGCAGGATGGTTTCTGCTATCGTGTAGGACTGGAATTCAAGCACGTTGTCATTGTAAGTCAGAAAACGGAAGAAATCCCCGAACAGAATGCATCAGGGGATGCGGTTGGCAAGGCAGGTGCAACTGGCACGGATGCGGGTGCATCCAGTCAGGTCAGCATCGGTTCGGGTCTGACAGTCAGGGATAACAAAAAGTATTTGGCACTGAACACAAATCAGATTGATCTGCGGAATCTTGGACAGATTCAGACAGGCATTGAACTGACCGCAAGTCGCTGTGCGTATTCGGTTTATCGCAGTTTAGGGGGGATAATATGATTTCATTGTCAATGTATGATGCGAATGATTTTATTATCTCCACAATGCTTGATGGTGAACCATACAAACTGCATTTTTCGTGGAATGACCATGTGCCACAGTGGACAGTGGACATTTTGACGAATGACAATGTGGAAATTGTGCGTGGGATTCCTGTTGTGCCAAATCTGCCTTTGCTTTCCTTTTACAGAAGGCAGAACGGATTGCCACAAGGTGAATTGCTTGCTGTGGTTGTCAATCAGGATGAAGAAGAAAATCAGGCGGTTGGAAGGCAAGATTTCCTGAATGGGAAGTTTTCAATGGTTTATGTGCCAGTGGGTGAAGTGAATGCAATACTGGAAGCAAGTTTATAAGGTCAATTTCCCAAAACTGAACATTGCTTTTGAGAATAACCTGCATATCAGTTTTGCTGTCGAAAAGGACACCACAACGGAATCCAACAAGGCAAAATTAGAGATGTACAATCTTTCGGAAGCGACACGCAAAAAGATTGAAGTTGCCGACACGGAAGTTGAAATCTATGCAGGGTATGAACGTGCAGGAGGTGCGGTTCTTGCATTCAGGGGAACTGTCACCTATGGACTGACAAGGGATGCAGGAACGGAATGCGTGACATCACTGGAACTTGCTGACGGAACAATCGCATTGCGTGATTCTTACTGTTCATTGTCCTATGCACCGAACACATCCGCAAAAACGATCATTCAACGATGTGCGAATGAAATGGGTGTGCCTGTTGTGTATGGTGACGATGTGGGCGAACTGGAATCATACAAAAATGGGTATAGTTTCATAGGTCAGGCAAAAGATGCCATGACGGAAATCTGCAATGCACTGGGTCTTTCGTGGAGCATTCAAAACAACATCCTGAACGTGATTTTGGCGGGTGGCACATCCACAAACAGGGGTCTTGTATTCTCCCCGCAAAGCGGACTTGTGGGTGTTCCTGAACGCATTGTTCAGGCTGAATATAAGTCGAATAAATCAAACCCCAAGAAGACCCAAAAACAAAAAGCCAAAAAAGAGAAACCACGCAAAAAGGCAGGGTGGAAAATTAACACGTTATTAGTTCCCAGTGTGAACCCTGCTGACATGGTCAAAGTGGAAAGTAAATGGATCACTGGATGGTTTCGTGTGGAAAAGGTTTCCCATCGGGGCGAATATAATGGTGCGAACTGGGGAACAACAATGGAACTGATTGAGGTCAATAACAATGCAGAGCAGAGTGCAGAGCAATAATGAATTCAAAGATGCCATAAAAAAATGGATAAAAAAAGGTGGGGAAGATGTCCATGTGTCGATGATCGGGAAGATTGAATCCTACAATCCGAGCACGAACAGGGCATCAATCACACCAGTGGGAAGCTACACTGCACCTGACTTGCAGGAAATTCCATACCCAACCATTCACAATGTTCCTTTGCAGTTTCCGTGTGGAAATGGTGGGAAGTCAGGGTGTACATTCCCTGTGAAACTGGGTGACACCTGCATCATCATTTTCGCTGACCATCAGATTGAAAACTTTTTGAGTGGCGAAAAATCCGATGACATGAGAAACCATTCCATGAATGATGCGTACGCAATACCGACCCTGTTCAGTGATGCTGTGCCAACATTGA